GATCAACCTTGATCGGCGCAGAGCAGACGGGACGCAATGCGTTCTTGATGGAACTCGATTGCCCGTACGCGGACGTCATCGTCGATAGGTTTCAACGCTTCACGGGAAAGCAAGCGATCCTCGAGCGAACGGGTGAGTCGCCGATTCCGATGAAGCCACGTGAAGAGAACATGCGATAGGAGGTCGCATTCAAAGCTTATGACAATGCCAAGCTTGATCCTCAAAGATATAGATGTATTCGGCTCCGCAATTCCTCGCGAATTCGTGAAGGGCTGCGCGCGTCGGCATTACAACCGTGCGATTGCCGTCAGAGAATCGTTCGGGCGTTCCGTCGTTTGCGAGCGAACGAATATCGCCGCCGGCGACAAGCGTCCGTGCCGAATCAATCGCAATGTAGTTTTGTTCGAGGATCTTGCCGGCATGGTCTGGGTAGCCATCGAAGTGCAGATAGATCGCTGCGTAACGACCATCGTCTTGCTTGCAGGCAATCGTTGCTCGTGTAGACATGTTTTGTGTTCCTTACTTCGATGGTTCGTGGTGGTTGGGTTCGACAATCGAGACGCAGTCGTCAGGCATCGTCAACATGAGTGTTCGGCCGTTGTCCCAATCGACATCGATCTGCATCCAGTCGCGATGATCGTGAACGGCGACGACGGTCCCGAGCGATCCAACTGGAATCGGATCGGGATCTTGCGGCATCGACACCAGGCGAATGCGATCGCCTTTCTTCAATCGTGTTTGCATAGTCAGTGGTTCCTTGATTCATTTCGTGGTTGTGGTGAGTTTGTCGAGCAGCTCGCCGGCTTGAGCGAGTCGTACGTTGACCTGGGCCATCGTGTGTACGTTGCGCCAGCCCAACGCTGGGTCATCTGGTGGTTGCAATGCGTCAAGCGATTGACGCAGTCGATCGAGGTAGTCGCGAGCTACGAGGTGAAGGTTCTCATAGGGAGCCGCCGGCTCAATGGACGTTTTGGACATCGTTGGTTCCTGGTTGTTAGAGAGACGAAAGACGGTCCCCAACAGTCAGCCAACGAATCACGAGAACATCAAGCCAACATGCGAGCATGTTTTGCAAAATTCTTCCAAACATGTGGATGCACCGGCAAATCGCAGTTTCGCGATGTGTCGCATTATGTTGCTGGTTGGGCTAATGTTCTCATCAACGAGAAAACGCCCGCACGGTGCAAACGTGGGGCGATTGGTGGGAAGCATTCCGTGCTTCTGGTTCTAGGTTCCCTACAGGTCGCGCGGTACCAAGATGGCAGCTCCGTGTCCGGAGACTGCGATCGAGTCTCCGTTAGTTGTGCGCGCGAACAGCGTCGGGCCCAGTCGGATCACATCAACAACGCTGCCGACGTCAAGCTTGCGATTGTGGATCGTACGCAGGTCGTAGGTGATGCCTGGCTCTGGCGTTGCGATCTCGCCGTCGGCCAGGTCATCCACCGTTCGCAAATCGTAAAAGTGTTTCACCGGCGGGGTCTCCTAGCCTCGAACCGTGAAGCGTCCGCGTTCGGTCTTTACGAACTTGCTGTCGTCGCCCTTGGCCAAGTCGCGAAGGATCGCGCTGTACAAGGTCGCGTGGGGAGTCTTGCCACCGGGGCTAGTCCAATAGCCCTTGGCTTCCATCGCAGTGATCAACTCTTGCGCGTTCATCGGATCGCTCGATTCGCCAAGAACCTTCAAGGCCGCAGCGACGCAGCTCAATCGCTTCTCGCCGGCGTCTGCGGTCTCGGTGGTTGCCGCTTTCGCCTTGCGTGGCCTCTTGAGAACCGCAACCGCTGTGGAAGTCTCGCCGCCGAACGTTTCAACCGTTGCGGGTTCGTTCTCGACCACGGTAACGTTGCCCTCAGTGGTCACTTTCGCGCGACCGCGTCGCGTGCCGACTTCGCCCTGCAGGCGTTGAGCGCTCTTGATGAGGATCTTCTTTCCGGTTGCGAGGTTGGTCGCGTCCCAGCCACCGCGAGGCTTCTCGGCATCGATTTGAATCTCGCATCGATTACCCGAGACGTTCGCGTAGTACTTGCCACCGATTTTTACTTCTGCCTTCTTCATCTTCGTATCTCCCAATTCATGTTCGTGGTTGGCTGCCATCGTCAGGTCGATCGAACCACCGATCGACTACGCGCGTCCGTGTCGCGTTTCGGCTTATTGACCAAAGACCAAGTCCGACAATCCCTCGCAAAGAAAGTCGACTACCACCTGGACCTCCGTGCTCGCCGCCGGCACATCCAATCCGCGATCGAAGTTGAACATCACTTTGTGGTCGGCCAGTCGTTGAATCCAAAGCTTCGAGATCTTGCTCTGGTTGAGCTCGAAGGATTCTCGCTCTGCGTGGTCTGCGAACACCAAGGCATCGAAGCGATAGTCGTCGTTGATCTTGCCTTGCACCCAAGATCCGCCAGCGCCGCGGTTGCGATTGCTGATCTTGGTGATCGTCAGGTCGAAGTCGTGTTGGGTCATCTGCTGGTCTCCGTTGTTTGGTTGGTGAATCGTTTTCGCGTTAACACACATGAGCCATGCGGTTTGAACCGCATCAAGCCGGATTCAAAAGGAATTCGGAATCTTTTCTTCGGTGCATACCTGCGTTCGGAAATGTTGGGCGAGCTTGGCGGCTGTGGCCTGTACATCGGCCAGTTCGTCGAAGAACCGCTTCATGGTGTTTGGGTCGGAAGCGGCGAGGATCGGCATTTCTTCGACCGCTGCGTACAGGTCGCTAATTGTTTCCAGCGCTCGTCGGTGCGTTCCGAGGAATTGGGCCGAGGTCAGGCGTGGTCGGTTGGTCATCGTTGGCATAGTGTTGATCTCCGTTTGTTCGTGTTTGATATGTCGTATGCGATGACACACATGAGCCATGCGGTTCAAACCGCATCAAGCCGAAGGGGAAAAGATTCTGAAGGTTTTTCAGGATCTTTCCCCCGGCGCATCGGTGTGTCGCAATCAACTATCGCGACATGTTTCCCAAGCCCGCTTGCTGCCGTAGCAGATCTGCCCGCCTTCGACGATGTAGACCGTGTTGTCGTCGGCAACGTCTTGGGCGTCGTCGTCTTCATCCTCATCGTCGGACGCGTCGTTCATGTCGCGGCCGCTGGTCACGCCGCAGATGCGGTTCTCGAAAGGCCAGTTCTGCTGGGTCATCAGCCGCACTTCGGCGTCGCCTCCGAACTCTTCGCGGTAGTCGTTGAGGATTTCGATCAGGGTGTCGAGATTCATGTTTGGTTCTCCGTTTGGGTGAATGAAAATTGGTTATGCGATAACACACATGAGCCATGCGGTTCGGATAACCTCAAGCCGTACTTTCAATGTTTTCAGCAGGTTTTGTCAGCATTCTTTGGAAGGCAAACATTCGTCGATCGCTTCGGGCAACATGCTGCCAGAAAGGACCTCGATTGCTTCTTCAAACATGCGGAGTTCTGCTTCGAGGGCGCGAGCCGAATCTCCGCTCGCTACCACGAACGCGCCCGCCAAGTTGTCGGCCAGTCGCTTCAACCGTGTGACCACTTCGCGATAGTCGTCGCAGATGTCCAGCGCGGTAGCGCGAGGCATTTGTTTGAAGGCGGTTCTGATAGCAGTGTGTCTGGCGTTGGTTCGGGCCATCGGTTTGTTCTCCTCTTGCGTGGTGAAAGCGGTCGGTCGCTGGGCGATGACACACATGAGCCATGCGGTTCCAAACACAGCAAGCCGGTTCCAGCAGCAATTTCCGATGTTCTTTCATGTTTCTCGGGAAGCCTTACGGGCCCCGACGTTGGCCCGTGTTGCGATGTATTGAATGTTGGGTACTTGGTCGAAGGTGTTCATAAGAACGCGACTGTGGGCGAGTGTCGCGACCAAGCGGAAGAACGCCGCGATTCCGTTCGCGGCGTCCGTGGCATTCCGCTGGTCTGTGGTTTAAAGGATCTTTCCGAGGCGGCTGTTCTTCATCGCGTCCAGGGCTTGGACCGCGTTGAAGTGTTCGGTGAGAAGCGGGCCGGCGCTGGGTGTTTGTTGTGCGTCGGCGACCTCGAGGGTTTCTGCCAAGGTCATCAAACCCTCGATTGCCTTGTAGTAGGCTTCGCGGATCTCTTGGGCTTGGTGGGCGTCCATCGCCTTGAAGATTTGGCGAAGGGTTGCATCGGTCGCTGCGTGTGGGTTGTTTGCGTTGGTCATGTTTGTGTCTCCGTTTCGGAAAAAGGTTTGAATCGTTTACGCGATGACACACATGAGCCATGCGGTTTCGATAACCTCAAGCCGAGCATGCGAGAATTCGGAAAAGATTCTGCAGCTTTCTTTCCGGTGCGTCGGCAGTCACAGAAGTTCGCGTATCGGGAGGACTCATATGTTCGCCCTCTAATAACTATCTATGCAAAAGAGGTCCAACGAGGTTCCAGAGAATTGCGAGGCAAGCCCGCCGGCAGCGCTTGGCCGCCGGCGAATCCGCGATGCTCGCTAGTCTTTCTTCAAAAAGAACTCGAGCATTTTTTGTTGCTCATAAAGTTTTGTGAGTTCCGCTTTGGCCTCGCGAGCTGCGCGGAGGTCGCCCTCGGCGAAATCGACCCAGGACATGCTACATGGTTCGTCGGCCAGCAATGCCTCGGTGTCTTTAGTTGCCCCTTGTGCGCGTCGAAGCATGCATTGAGCCGCTTCGTCCATGCGGCGCTTTGCATCCGGAATCATCCATTTGAGGCGTCGCAGTTGGTCTTGGATCGCTTGCTCGGCGCTCGTTTGATTCGTTTCGTTCATCTGTGTTTCTCCGTTTCGGAAAGGGAATGGAATCGTTTACGTGATGACACACATGAGCCATGCGGTTTGAATAACCTCAAGCCGATTCAGCCAACTTTTTTGAATGTTTTTCCATGTTTCTCAGCATGCCCTACGGTCGCCAACGTTGGCCCACGTCGCGTCCGTTCACATGTGGGGTACTCGGTCGAATGTTGCTGCAAGAACGCGACTGTGCGCAAGCGTCGCGACCAAACGAAAGAACGCCGCGATTCCATTCGCGGCGCTCTATGTGGTTCCGTTCTAGGCCGCGCGGTCGTATTTGCGGGCGAGTTCCAAGAGTTTGGTTTTGATGGTCTTCCATTCCGGTTTGGTTTCGCCGGCGATCTCTCCGTAGATCTTGTCGCGAAGGGCACCCTTGTACCAACCCTTGGTCCATCCGAGCCGGTAGAACAATCGGTTGATTTCGGTTTCGCCAAGGCCAGCCCCGGGGCGATCCCAGCAACTCTTGGTGCCTTCCTTTTTGATGTAGTCCCATTCGCTGCAGCGTTTGGTATTAAGGGCCAATTCAACCAAACCCAAAACCATCATCAGGTATCCGACCGCCTTGGTCTTGTTGAGCGTTCCGCCGAAGGCCCGGAACTCGATTCGGTTCTTACCGCGGGTCAGGTGGGTCAGGTTCAGCAGGTGGTAGCGATCCGATTCGCATCGGCTCTTGGCGTTGTCTTTGTTGCCGTATTGCTTGATCCGCTTGGCGTACATCATCTGTTCGCGTTTGCGGGTTCCGGTCGAGGCGTAGATCGCTCGTTCGTGGTTGCCGACCAGGGAAATCAATCTTGCCAAGGCGGATGCGTCTCCGTTCCAGCTAACCGTTATGTGCAGGCCGCAGCTCGAATTTACTTGGCCACCGCGAGCGTTGATCTGGTCGATCGCGTCTTCGACCTGTCGTACGCCTTCAACCCCTTTGAGTATTGGGCTTACGAACTCGCAACCTTTGCGGCTGGCGTTCTCGGGTCGGATGCTCCCGTCGCGTTCTGCTTTCCATCCGGTTGGCAGCCAAGGTACTTGGTATCCGCTGTGGTAAGGTCCGATCGGTGTGTTGTCGGTGCCGGGGAGGGTGGTTTCAAATTCGATTCCGAAGGCGATTTCGTTTGCGTTCATTGTTCTGTTCCTTTGTGGTGCGAGGTGTGTTTTGCGTCGCGTTTTCTGCGTCGCGATGACACACATGAGCCATGCGTTTCGAGGAACATCCAGCCGATTCCTGCATGTTTTTCCAGTAATTCTGCATGTTTTCTGAGAGGCCACCGGTGCGCCAACATTACGCCACGGTCGCGTCTAAACATGCTCCGCATAACGAGGCGAACATGCGGTTGAAACGCGACCGTGCGCAAACGGTGGCCCCACGTTTCGAGATGCCAAACCATGGAGGAATGCGATGAGTGAAGGAAACAACCAGGTCGATCCGACGAGGCTTTCGGTTGAGCAAGCAGCGAAACTGCTTTCAGCCGCTTACCGAGAACGCATCGAGCCGGAGAAGATCCGACTAGACCTACAAAACGGTGCGCCGGTGAACGTTGATGGAACGATCAACCTCGTGCACTACAGCGCTTGGCAAGCAAAGGAGATGGGACGTGGCGAGTGATCCAAGGAAACTAAAACCAAGCGAGCTATGCCGACTACTCAATTCAACGCCGCTAGGCGAGGTGATCAGCGAACGGCAACTCTATCGGCATCGTCAACGCGCCGGCGCACGCATCGGTGACAACAAAACCGTTGACTTGCTCCGCTATTGCGCATGGATGCATGTCGTACGACATACGCCTCGTACGACGAACGCCGGCGATCCATATGAAGCGATGAAAGAGCGAGCTCGTGCACGCAATGCAGCGCTCGCACTTGCCGGGCGCGACATTGGTGAACTACCTGAGGTCGATAACCCAGATCGCAAAGATCGCGCTTCGCGTGACTTCCGATACTTTTGTGAAACGTACTTCCCTTTGACGTTTCATCTAGCTTGGTCGCCGGACCATATCAAAGTCATCAATAAGATCGAGCAAGCCGTTGTCCATGGGGGCTTGTTTGCACTGGCGATGGCTCGTGGTAGTGGCAAGAGTTCGATTGCCGAAGTCGCATGTATTTGGGCAGTGCTCTATGGTCATCGCAACTTCGTTTGTTTGATCGGCAGTGATGAAGGGCATGCATGTGATATGCTCGACTCGATCAAAACCGAACTCGACAGCAACGAGCTGCTCTTAGCCGACTTCCCCGAGGTCTGCTTTCCGATCCAAGCCCTCGATGGAATCTCCAATCGAGCCAATGGCCAGCTCTATAAAGGCAAACGCACTCAGATTGGATGGACCGCAAAAGAAGTCGTTCTACCAACGATCGAAGGTAGCAGCGCCAGCGGAGCGATTATTAAGGTCGCCGGCCTAACCGGCCGCATCCGAGGTATGAAGTTCAAACGTCCCGATGGCAGAACAGTACGTCCGAGTCTCGTGGTACTCGATGACCCGCAAACGGATGAGAGCGCTCGTTCGCTCTCGCAATGCGCGAATCGCGAAAGCATACTCGCCGGCGCAGTGCTTGGCTTAGCTGGTCCTGGCAAGAAGATCTCTGGCATCATGCCCTGCACCGTCATCCGGCCTAGCGACATGGCCGATAGCATCCTGGACCGCAACCGGCATCCGGAATGGAATGGCGAGCGCACCAAGATGGTTTATGCGTTCCCCAAGAACGAAACGCTGTGGGAACGTTACGCCGAGATCCGCGCCGAGGGCATGCGTAACGGCGATGGTGGTGAATCGGCAACCGAGTTTTATCGTCAGAACCAGGTCGCGATGGACGATGGTGCCATCATTGCCTGGCAAGAGCGTTTCAACTACGACGAACTGTCGGCGATCCAGCATGCAATGAACTTGAAATTGCAGGACGAGGCCGCGTTCTTCGCAGAGTATCAAAACCAACCTCTGCCGGCAGAGACGGTTGTCGATGGGATGCTTAAACCCGACGAGGTCGCCAGCAAGATCAACCGCATGGATCGTGGCTTGGTATCGATCGGTGCAAACCATCTCACGGCCTTTATCGACGTCCAGCAGAAGCTGCTCTTTTATGTGGTCACCGCTTGGGAGGATGATTTCACCGGTTATGTGATCGACTATGGTTGCTACCCCGACCAGCAACGTCCCTACTTCACGCTGCGCGAAGCTCGCCAGACGCTGAGCTCCGAAGCCACCGGAACAGGACTCGAGGGGTCGATCTACGCTGGGCTCGAATTCTTGACTTCAAAACTACTTGATCGCGAGTGGCAACGAGACGACGGCGCAGCGATGCGTATCGGTCGCTGTTTGATCGACGCCAACTGGGGGCAATCGACGGATGTGGTCTACCAGTTCTGCCGGCAGTCAAAACATGCCGCTGTGATGATGCCCAGCCACGGTCGCTTCGTCGGAGCGTCGAGTTTACCGTTCAGCGAGTATCGTCGCCGGCCAGGAGATCGCGTCGGACTCAACTGGCGCATCCCCAACGTTAACGGGAAGCGTGCGATTCGCCACGTGGTTTACGACACCAATTGGTGGAAGTCGTTTGTCAACGCTCGCCTTCGTGTGAACATGGGCGATCGAGGGTGCTTATCGCTCTTCGGTACCAACGCCGAAACGCATCGTATGCTCGCCGAGCATTTGACGTCGGAGTACTTCATTAAGACCGAAGCCCGCGGCCGAAGTGTGGACGAATGGAAGCAGCGACCGGAGCAGCCGGACAACCACTGGTTCGATTGTTTGGTTGGCTCAGCGGTTGCGGCTTCGATGCAAGGAGCAATTTTATTTGGAACCGAAGCAACACTCGATATTTCCCGAAAACGCATGAGTTTCAAAGAACTTCAACAGACCCGAAGAAAATAATTTTTGAGACGTCGTTCGGACAAATTGCATAGTTAGTACTGGAAGAGGCAATCGAGTTTCTTTTTCACTCGAAGAGGGTTTCCAGATGTCAGATAACTTGCAAGAGACGATTCGCGAGAGTGCCAAGGCACCCGCCAAGGCATCGGGAGATGCCGGTAGCGTCGAGCAGCATAAGCTCACCGAGCAGATCGCTGCTGACAAGTACCTGGCGTCCAAGACAGCCGCCTCTCAACCGAAGCGTGGTCTTCGTTTCAACAAGCTCGTGCCACCAGGGGCGGACTAACGGTTCGCAACTGATCGCGCTTGTTTCTATAGGCAGGGGTGTCGGGTTTAACAGTAGGGATTGAGTCACGGATGTTTAAGTTGTTGTCAGGGATTCTGAGCAAGAACAGCGATCAAAAAGATCGATCGCTCGTCCGTGGACGCTCGGCCCGACACCCCTGGTCGTTGATGAGGTTGCTGGGGCGTTACGACGCTGCGACCACCACGGTCGACAACGTTCGCCACTGGGCGGCCGCTGATGGACTATCGGCCAGCGCGGCCAATAGCCCCGAGGTGCGCCGCACGCTACGCAACCGTTCGCGATACGAGATTGCCAATAACTCGTATGCCCGCGGCATCTCGTTGACCCTGGCCAACGACTGCGTGGGCACTGGTCCACGTTTACAGATGTTGACGGCCGATGGATTTGCCAATCGCTTCGTCGAGCAGGAGTTCTTTGCGTGGGCAGATGCAGTTGGATTGGCAGAGAAGCTGCGCACGATGCGGCTCGCTCGCGTTTCAGACGGTGAATCTTTTGGTTTGCTAACCAGTAATCCAAGAATTGATTCGCCAGTTCAGCTCGATCTGAAGCTCGTCGAGGCCGAACAAGTCACATCGCCTATTTTGGCTTTCGATAGTTATCGTTATATCGACGGCATTCGCTTCGATGAGCATGGCAATCCGATCTCTTATGATGTGCTCCGAGAGCATCCAGGCGATGATGCGTTCTCATTGACTGAGAACTATGAAACGATCGATGCAAGTTCGATCCTCCATTTCTTCCGCAGCGATCGTCCAGGGCAGATCCGTGGTATTCCCGACATCACGCCGGCGTTGCCATTGTTTGCACAACTGCGACGATTCACGCTCGCTGTATTAGCGGCTGCCGAAACGGCCGCTGACTTCGCTGGGATTCTTTACACCGACGCGCCGGCGGGTGGTGAAGCCGACGCCGCTGAACCGTTCGAGCCGATCGAACTGGAGAAGCGAGCGCTGCTGACGATGCCTGGCGGTTGGAAGATGGCTCAGATGCATGCCGAGCAACCGGCAACAACCTACGCCGAGTTCAAGCGCGAGGTTCTTAACGAAATTGCACGCTGTTTGAACATGCCGTTCAATGTAGCTGCTGGAAATTCGTCGGGCTACAACTACGCCTCCGGGCGACTGGACCATCAAACCTACTTCAAGTCGATCCGTGTCGAGCAGTCCCAAATGGCTCGCACCATTCTGGATCGCATTCTGTACGCATGGCTGCGTGAGGCGATTCTCATCGAAGGCTATCTGCCTAACTCGCTTCGCACTCTCGACTCGTCGTTCGAGCATCAATGGTTCTGGGACGGTCATGAGCATGTCGACCCAGCCAAAGAAGCCAATGCCCAGAAAATCCGCCTCGCCAATCATACGACAACTCTGGCCCATGAATACGCGCGGCAGGGGCGTGATTGGGAGGCGGAACTTAAACAACGCGCGAAAGAGGTCTCGCTCATGCGTGAGCTAGGACTCTCGACCGATTCAAATTCACTTTCTCCAGGAGATGTAACGGATGACGAAGACATTGCAGTCAAATAAGCCGAGTGAAGTGGAGGCCGAATCGGTACCCAGCTCGCTGCGAATCGTTTGTGACGATGCGAGTTCGATCAACTTGCAAGCGGCTGAGGCTGCCGAAGAAGGCAAGCCCGCGCTGCGCAAATTCTCGATGGTCGCTTACACCGGAGGCGCGATGCGTCTCGGTGGCTGGCCTTACCCTGTGGTTGTAGACCTAGCAGGCATGCGTGTGACTCGCAAGTCGCGTCCGATTCTGAAGGACCACGATCGTGGAAGCATCGTTGGTCATACCGACGACATCATGGTTAGCGACAGCCGACTGGAAGTCGCCGGCGTGATCTCGGGCGTTGGAACGACCGCTCAAGAAGTCATCGCCACCAGCGAGAACGGATTTCCTTGGCAAGCTTCGCTCGGCGCGAACGCAGACAAGGTTGTGTTCATTCCTGAAGGTAAGACTGCGACCGCTAACAATCGCGAATTCAAAGGTCCCGTCTACATCGCTCGCAAGTCAACGCTGGGCGAAGTGTCCTTCGTGGCCCTTGGTGCGGACGATGACACTGAGGCTCGAATCGCAGCTGGTCAGTCCGGTGATGATGAGGACCCCGATACCGAAGAGTCGGATGACGACACCACCGAGACCGATGATTCGGAGCCAGAACCCGTAAACGCCAGCCTGGACCTGGGTAGCAAGCCAAAGCGTCCTGTCACCAGTGGAGTTGTTACCAAGATGCGCATCGAAGCCGCTGCTGAATCCAAACGTATCGCCGGCATTCGCAAGGTCTGCGCCGGAAAGCATTCTGAGATCGAAGCTCGCGCGATCGAAGAAGGCTGGAGTGTTACCAAGACGGAGTTGGCAGTGCTACGAATCGAACGACCCAAGGCCCCTGATCAACAGGCAAGCCAACCGATGTACCGACGCGAAGTCCTCGAAGCGGCCTGTTGCTTGTCGGTCGGACTCGATGAAACCAAGCTGCTCAAGGCTTACGGCGAGCGAACGCTCAACTCGGCCGATCCGCTTCGGCACATTGGCTTGCGTGAACTTGTCGCTGAATGCGCGCGATTGGAGGGCCACGACATTCCGCGCGTGTTCGGCGACGGTACTGCAACGATTCGCGCAGGTTTCTCAACGATGTCGTTACCTGGCATCCTCGAGAACGTTATGAACAAGACGCTCTTGTCTGCCTACGAGTCGACGCCGATCGCTGCGTTTGATCTGTGCAGTATCGGAACTGTGAGCGACTTCAAGGAGATCTCTCGCTATCGATTGCTCGGTACCGGGGGCTTCGAGAAGGTTGCGCCGGATGGTGAGCTGAAGCATGGCAAGCTTTCCGATCAGAAGTACAGCAACAAGGCTGATACGTATGGTCAGATTCTTGCGCTGACTCGGCATGACATCATCAACGATGATCTCAATGCGTTCATGGACATCCCTCGTCAAATGGGACGAAGCGGTGCTGAGTCGATCGACGAGCTATTCTTCACGTTGCTGCTCAAAAACACCGCGTTCTTCTCGTCAGCCAACGGTAACCTGCTTTCTGGTCCCGATACCAAGTTCGGTCCCGAGTCGCTCACGAATGCTAAGACGACCTTCCGCAAACAGAAGTCGGGCCCTGGCAATCGAGCCAAGGATCAAAAGCCGATCAACATTCGGCCCGAGTTCTTGGTTGTTCCTGTTGAGCTCGAAACTGATGCGGAACTGCTCATGGGGTCGGCGCAGCTCATGATCGACGCGCAGGGGACGCCGACCAAGATTCCGGTCGACAACCCTCACCGCAACAAGTACCGCGTGATTTCTTCGCCGCACATGTCGGACACCTACTACCAAGGTGCCAGCGGATCGGCTTGGTATCTGTTCGCCAATCCCAATGTACTGCCTGCGTTTGAGATCGTGTTCCTCAACGGCCGTCGCACACCTGTGATTGAGCGCGTTGAAATGCCACCCAATACGCTCGGCATGGGATTCCGCTCCTACATCGACTTCGGTGTGAACTCGCAAGACCCACGGGCGGCTGTGAAGGTAACGGGCGAGTGATCTCCTTAGATCGGTCTGATCTGACCGATCCGTTCAAGCAAACTTCAGACTCCAGACACAGGAATCAAAACCTCAATGCAAGCTCAATTTGTTCATGACGGTAAGGCCGTCGATTTCACTCCCACCGCTGATGTCGCCGTTGGATCAATTGTGATCCAGGGCGACTTGGTGGGGATTACCAAGCGCGACATCAAGGCCGGCGCGCTTGGTTCGATTGCTGTGGAA